TTGAAAAATTAAGAAACAGACTCGCTAACAGTGAAAGAAGTGAACAAATGTTCATTAACCAATTAAATTGTGAAATCAAAATACTCAAAGAAGTTATTACCTTGATGGTTAGGGAGATGAAGGGAAAATGAAAATGGAAATGGAAATCAAAACATGGACCCCAAGCCCCGAGTTGTTAGCGACCATGGCAGCAAGTTTATATTCATTTGCATCAAAACAGCTTATAAGTGGATCTGCCATAGACCATTCAATTCATCTTGCCACAACAATTTGTAAGAAAATTAAAAAAGAGTTGGAGAAGGAAGAATGAAGTTATTAATAATTACTAACTTTACACATAGAAACCTATATATAAAGAAAGTCGATTAAGTTTACACATGAAACACACAATAGAATTTAATCTTCCAGAAGACCAAGAGGATTTAGAAATTCTTATGCAAGCTAGAAAATATAAATATGCAATCGAGGAGATGTTTAGAGTTATTAGAACATTTTATAAACACTCAGATCGCACGCCCGAACAAATCGATAAACTACAAGATGATCTCTATGATACTTTTAGAATGGCAGGAATAGAGGAGTCGTGAAATATTTTAATGCTATAGGCCTCATCCTCTACGTCATCGTGATTATTTCTTACTCTATATGGAAGCTTGGACTTCAGGCGGTGACTCCTCAATGACTCTTAACTTTTACAATTTAAGCGCTAAATGCATAGGATATTAACCATTATGAAACTCCCCACCGTCCCCACAGTTTATTACTGCAAGGAGAGAAATCAAATTGTTTTGATTGAGCCATCAATTGACGTAAAAATTATAAAAAGAATAAACGGCCAGGCAGTTGAATTCCCTGCGCACAGAATACAAATCAAAGATTGTTTCCATAATTACTTTGAAGATAAATCTTACCTAAATAAAAACTGGCCTTACCTCGTGAAGATTGGAGAGTTATGAAACTTCCCGCCGTACCCACAGTTTATTATGATCCAGAAATTAATGAGATTGTTTTGTTTAAGCCTGACTATTACATATTTTCTGGAGGGGAAATGATTATCTTAAATTATTGTATAGAATCCGACAGTTTAAACCCCGTTAATATTTATAATATGTCACACTTAAAGCCCTACATAAATTCCTACCTAAAGAAAAGCTTTCCACACCTTGTGAAGATTGGAGAATTATGAAACTACCAAAAATTCCCACTATTTACTACTGCGATGAGATCAATGAAATTATTTTGATTACACCAATGTCTAATGATTTAAACTTATTTTTTTATAGATTGCGATTTGATGATTGCTGTTACGAGGACTACCTAAGTCTTAAACAGCTCAAAAATGAATGGCCCAATCTTGTGAAGCTTGGAGAGTTGTGAAGTCTTTCAAAAGATACGTCTACTACAGCCCAGACAATGACGAGCTTTGTGTTGTGATGAAAGTTCCTTTTGAAGAAAAAGAAATCCATGATCTTTATACGGTTTCTTATGGATTCGATAACGTTGCTAGCCACCATAAAAACTATTTAAAATACTTCTTAGTGAAGATTGGAGAGTTATGAGCAATGCATAAATTTAAAGCAGACGTTTTTAACTGCAAAGATAACGGCCCATGCATAAGGCTACTTATAAAGCCTACACCAAATGAACTTAAAATTGATCTTTTAGAGCTTGAAGCGGCTGCTGATTTAATAAATTTTTTAAAAGAATTATATGACCGTGAGATATTAAAAAATAAAGATCTGTTGAAAAGGCTTCAAGAATATGAAACTTAAGCCATAAATTCACCAAAATCTTATAGATAAAAAGGATATATTTTATGAAAGTTCTTTTTTTAGATTTCGACGGAGTCCTAAATAGCTCTGGGTTTTTTCTTTTACAAAAAAGAAAGCAAATTGAAGTACACACAAAATCTCCCGAATCCATGATATGTCCAATGGCAGCAAGTAATTTACAATTTATTTTAGATAATGTTCCAGATTTAAAAATAGTTATCTCAAGCACATGGAGAGAAGTTTTTACGATAGAAGAAATAAAAAAAGCTTTAGATTATCATGGAGTTTTTTCTTCCAGGGTTATTGGAAAAACTGACTCACATCCAAAAGAAAGAATAGGTATGGTTCAAAGAGGTGACCTCATTAAAAAATGGGTGGATGATAATAAAGTAGAATGCTTTGCCGTGGTTGATGATGACGGCGATATGGATGCGGTTGAAACAAATTTTTTCAAAACATCCTATAACGATGGACTAACATTTAAAATAGCTACAAAAATAGGCTATCATCTTGGAGCAAGAGTTCTTAGTTTTTACTAGCAAATTTCCTAGATGTACTAGGAGCCAGGGCGGCCTTTCACTTAAGCGATTACAGTTCATCCGCCCTGGTAATTTAATATATTCAGACTGTGCTGTTATACTAGTATAGTTGTAATCTTAAAGAGAATATGGTGTGGCGCTGTGGAAGGACACAGACAAGCAAAGCGGTTACGAGGACGATGGATGGCCAACCGCAACGAAAATTACTTGTATCTCCATCTCGTCCTAGACTGGGGAGTAGACCAGCAAATCTTGCGCGGATTAATTACCTGTTCGCAGGAGGATTGGTAAATCAGTATGAGTAATTAGTAGAAAATACTAGTCGTCTAGCAAGTATCAAGCCTTGCCCACACCGCTTTTTCATTGATATCCTTCACTGAAGGAGAATGAATATGTCAGAATTTGAAAAAACAAATAGTTTATTTTATATAAACCAAGACCAAAAAGATTTAAAAAAATTATGGGAAAAAACAGATTATGAAAATTTGTTTGTTTTATTTAAAGATAAAAAAATAGATTTTGAAGCCTATAGTAAATTAACTCCCGAAGAAGCTTATGATCTTATGTGCGCTACAACTAACATTCTTATATCGGGACTTCAAAATGCTTCAAACGTAGTTTCAAGTTTTGAAGAGAGAGTTTCCGTTTTAGAAAAAAAATTATCTTAATATGGATACGTGTAAATATTGTGAAAAAAATATTATTAAATCAGAATCAGTGGTTAATTTATCTGAGACAGCTATAAATTTAATTTCTGGCACTTCTGCGGTGTGTACAATACTAGGATTTATTGTGGCCACTATATGTTTAAGCGTGTTTCATTATTTTTATAAATAGATAAATCAGGGGCATTGTCACTTGCGGCAAAGTGTCTAGAAAAACCCTATATGAATACATCGGATGAGCCTAAAAATTCAAGCCGCTCTGTGGGAGAAATTCATTAATCTGGTTCGACTCCAGAGCCTCTGACTTCGAATTCTTTTTTTTTAACTATTTCCCAAACTCTATCAATTACTTTTCTATCAAAATTTTTAGGGTCATGATGCATTTTTGATAATTCGTGAAAAATATGTTTAAGACAGGCCAAATAACCTTCTTTGTAAAAATAATTATTTTTCATTCTGCACAGTCCGCCAGTCTATCTCTAATTTCTAAAAGATACCCTGGGGACATTATCCAATAAGAATCATATTTCTCTAAGTCTTTTTTTAGGTCGCAATTATTTGTATTACAATTAATTTGAAACGGAATTTGATCGTTTTTTAGAATTAATGGAGATTCTCGTGTCGCGCATGAGCTTAGAAAGATCACTACTAATAAGCAAAGAATCTCCTTTATGAAGAGCAATTGCAAATTTATCATGATCATATTTTCTTTCTTCTAATTCATTTTTTCTTTTACGTGCAGGATCTAAAAAAATTGCTATTATTTTAAATAGCAATTCTATGCACAGTAAAAAAGCGCTCATTAAAGTAATGAAATTTTTTCTTTAGTAAAAAATCTTAGCAATATATTAACGCCAGCTAAAACGGACATAACTATTTCTGGATTAGCAACTAGATAGGCGTTAACCGATGGAACGAATGCCGATAGAGCCATGATTAAATTAACAATGACTGTTTTAGATAAGTATGATGGTTTATTTTCCATTTAATTTTCTCCTATTAAAATTGTAATTTTTTAATATCTTGTGGCCATAGTAAATGCCCTGATAAGACTCCAAAAATAAATCCTATGCTAAGTGGTAAAATGGGATGCTTACCGCTCCATTCTAAAATATTATTTGAAATGCTAACGCTTTCTACTCTGAAATAAATTAAGTAAACGTCTACTGAAATGATGGTGATGACTATTATTAAAAGCAAAGAGAACAAAGTCCATTTTGTTATCTCTTTGCTAGTCATAGATATACTCCAGCCTTCATCATTTCTGAAAGCTCATAGGCTCTTTTACCAACTTGCGAAGACCATTTAGAATCAAGCATCTCTTTAGATGCTGATTCAAAATCTTTATTCTCAATAGCCTGTATCATTTTTTTAAATCCTAAAAATGATGGTAAGCCTAAATTAAAAATCATAGATAAAATGACATCCTGTCTGGTTTCATCAAGCTCATCGAACCATTTAAAGTTTACCACAGCTTCGTCGTAACATCTTTGTATGTCATTTTGTAAAAGAAATTCAGCCTCTTCGGCCGTGATACCCATGGATTCTATATTTCTACCGATGCCTAGCGTCACCTTTCCGACAGAATCTTTATAGGGTTTTAGGCGAATGCCTTCATGTTTTTTTAAAAGATTAACTAGTTCTTTTTTGTTTATCAACGGACCTCCAAAGAGCATCGATATTCATTTCAGTTTTAGTGCGAGATTCTTTTAATCTTTCGATATTATCTTTTAGATCATCAATTCCGCTGGATGCGAGTTTGACTTCAATACGATTTAATTTTTCATGGATTCCAAAAATAGCCTGCTTAGTTTCATTTTCAGATTTTTGCTGATTTTTAAGCCATCTTTTAACAAACAATAAAGCTATTCCCCATAGAGGAACATTCTCTATCATTCCAGATATTATTTTTGTTAAATCAAATCCTTGATCCATAATATTTTATGCAAAAGTAATTTCAATCATGATGAAAATGCCTTGTAAATTAATTGACCTGTTATTTGTCTTGCCCCATTACTAAAATCTGCATTCGTTACTAGGGTAGTACCATTCACAAGATTTCCAGCTGATTGATCTTGTCTTCTTAATCTGCTGTGAGCTCCAACACCTGATGGAATTTCCCATAAGCAAGAGGCCCATGTTAGTGATGGAAGATTCAAATAAAATGCACCAGAGTTTATATCAAAGCCTAGATTGGTTGGTGCAAACGGAATTGCCATCAATGCTGTAACAGCCCCTGAACCATCAGTCCCACCGTCCCCAGTCATGTTAACTAGGCACACAACAGTTCCGTCACTTTGTACGTAATAGTTATATGCATTGCCGGAAAATACAGGAGCTGTTCCACCATTTGCTTTCATATATGTACCAGTAGCAGCACCCATTTGTCCTAATGGAAGAGTAAAAATAGATCCAGAAAATGGATTTGGAAGTATTCCAGAAAAATTATTTAAAGCAGAAAAAGTCCATCTGTCTGCTGCACCAGTAGTTTTTTGTGCTGGTAAACCACCAATTAACATCACTGGTTTACTTGTTTGAGACGTAATGTTTGTTGAAGTCATCACTAAAATATCTGAATCAGTATTTGCAGTAGAAGGATTTCCTTTATATCCAATTCCTGTAGAAGAGCTTGGTGTTAAACCTAAAATACAATTTGGTGATATTCCTAAATATAATCCGGCATCCGTGTCATCTGTGTTGATAGCGTATAAATAAAATGGTCTATCGTTAGCCCAATTATTTGTTCCTGATGTTGTTCCCCATTCCATACCATCTGTATTGGCAGGTGAAAGCGTTACGTTAGCTGTTAATTTTAATCTAACCTTTAGTCCTGTAGTATTTGATGGCAAATTAAAATAAGCAGGATTTGTTGCCGAAAGAGCTGTTCCTCCAAGGCCGTGAATTGTTACAGATCCAGCTGAAACAGTGACGGCTAAATTGCCTACTGAATTAACTACTGATGGAGAAAATCCTGTATAAAATTGTGCTAATAATGCGGCTGTATCTGCATCATCTAAAACGTTTTGATCAAGAACATTTGAAAGCCATTGTGCAAGCTGAGATGTAATAAATGCAGACTGTCTTAGTGCTTTATTATTTAATTTAGAACTAGCAACGCCTGGCTGATTTCCAATAGTTCTATCCGTTGCTGCAGCATATTCCACCTGAGTTAAAAGGTTGGTGCCTGTATCAGTTGGTGAAAAAGGTAAAAAATTATTCGTTGCCATTCATATCTCCTAATTAAATTTAAGTAAGTTCCCTAGCCCAAGATCCTTCATCCCATCCCTTGACTAAATCTGTGTCTAAATCCCATCCAAAAAGTGGGCCATCGTCCACTGGTATAAAGTAAGTATTCACTCGAACGCCTTCAGGCTTCAAGGGAATATATCCTTCGGTGATTAAAGCGAGCGTTAAGGAATCAATAATCCCGCCTACAAAAGCGAGGTCATAAGACATATCCTCATTGTCTTGGATCAAAATAGTGATAGTTGGAAACACAGCGTCCCAAATTGCATAAGCTCCATTGGTGGTTCCGTCCCATGCGTTTGAAGCTATTTTTGCCCTAATGAGGGTTCTATAAATATCATCAGGAAGCGTAGTAACCGTGCTTGGGGCTAAATTTGGCTGCCACACGCCGAAATCCCAGCCTACCGTGTAATCACCGTCCCAAGAAAAATAAACGCCTGTAATAGGGATTCTGACGTCCCTAGATATTCCAACCCAAATCCCGATAATGTCTAGCTGATCACCAACAGCCACATCCACATCAAATTTAGGAACCATAGACGTTAAAACGTCTTGGATATGGACGTAAACTTCAGCCGTAAATTCAGCCATCGCCACATAGTTTGGCTTTTGACGATGCTCGGAAGTTATGAGATTTAAATAATCTTCTGTAATCATATTATTATGTCACTATTATGGTGACGTCCACATCTGGGTCACATACAGCTTCTTCATCAAAATCTAGATCAATATTCACATTGCTAAGAGGGTCCATGTCTTTACCAATTTCAAGAGTCACAATATCAAATGTCTCTCCGGCTGGTGTCCCTGTTAAATAGGCAGGAGAATAAAGTTTTGTGATAAGTACGTCTTCACCAATATCGTTATCATTAATTAAATCAGCTACGGCCTGAGCTATTAAAGTCTCATAATCAGATGTCCATCCAAGGCCCGCTGCAATTGTAATTTCGACTGTAATTGTTACAGATGTTGGGCGCTGAAAATTAATCGTTAATGGCATTCCATGATCATCGTAAACTATTTCTGAAACAGCGCCTGGACCAGCAGCATAAGTAGTCGTTCCAGGAGTTTTATGAAGTGCAATTTCTTCACAAATTTCCATATCATCTCCGCCCTTAACAACTAAGCAAATTGAATGAGCAGGTAGACCATTGGCATCTGTGGTTTCAGTATCATTTTCATAGGACTTAACTTTTAAAACGCCATCTAAATTAAATACACCACCAACGGTTCCATCAAGAACGGTGAGTGATGGAATAGCGGTAGACTGTTGCTGTCTAACTCTAAGCTCCGCATCCGTTTCAACGGGCTCGCCAGGAGTTGCGGCAAGTGTATTATTTACAGTTTGCCATCCTCTTGTAGGTGTAAAAATTTGATTAACCGTGTTCGCTTCAGCTTCGATCGCGCCTTCTAATTCAGCAACCGCTGTGACAGTAATCGTTCCTGCAATAGGAATAGTGGTATTAGGTAAAAGCCATTTTTGTTCAAGAGCGTCTGTAGCAATTCCATCTGTAATGACGGTTCCATTTTGTCCCACCACAGTTAAATCAACTGTCGAGTGAGTAGGCACTCTTCTTGAAATGCCATTAATTTTTACATTCCTAGATAGACCAACCCCTTGAGCGGTGACAGGAGAAAAAGAATTATAAGTTGATGCTGCGAGCGTTGCCGTATCATAAGCGGCTTTGGCTTGAATCGCTACCCACTGCCCGTCTTGAGTATCAGCATCTAAATTAACATCGGCACCATAAATAGTTCGGTACTTGTCTTGAAAATAAGTTAAATAGGATGGGTAATCCGCATAGTGGAATCCTGTCTCATCGATATATGCTAAATCACTCAGTTCCATTTAATACCTCACATAATTACTAATTTCAAATTCCGTAGGACCAAACGTAGTGTTAATCGTACAAGTCACCGTCATTCGCCTGTCCTCAGTATCAATAATGCTTTCATAATTTTCAATGTTAACCACAAACTCAGTGGATAAAATTCTATCTTGGATAACAACGTCGGCTTCTGTTTTTGAATATTTGCCTAAAATACCCTGTAAAATAGGTGTACCTTCTTCAAGATTTAAAAACCATTCTTGGATAAACAAAAGAAGTCTGGTCTCAACATTTTGACCCACACCAATAGGCACGTCCCTATAAAAGTCGTTTTGATTATTTCCAAAAACATAATCTCCGGTTGCGCTTTGTTTTCTTATTCTCATGGATTAGGTGCTCCCGTATTTCCGCCACCAGATTGTGGATGTGTATGGCTATTAAGAGAAATTCCACTAGCAACTACATCGCCACTCGCGTCAATTGATCCAGTGATATTAATATCAGATTCGATATTAATAACTGGAGACATTCCAACTCCTGTTACTGTTCCATCAATAATTAATCCACCAGTTACTTTAACAATAGGAGCAGTCAAATTAACTTCAGATGGTGAAACAAGATTTATTTTTCCATCGTCATCAATTTCTATGTAACTTGTGCCAGCATCATTTCTGATTTGCATAGCACTATTACTAATTCCAGGAACAACTCTTGGCTGAGATCTAGGGCCTGGAATAGCAAAACCATCCGACAAATCATGCATTCTAGCTTCCATCGGTCTTTGAATACCGCCGGATTGCCACCACGCATCGATGCATCTAGATGAAAAAACAACAAGAACTTCATCTCCTGCTACGATTGGAAAAGTAATAGTGAAACCGCCCGCGCTAGGAAAAACAATAGGCACATCTACAAGAAGAGGCAAATTTACTGACTGAATAGTTCCATTTTCATTTTCAATCGTGCCTTGAATGGATGGCTGAACCTCAACGGTCATTGCTGAAAAATTTACTGACTGAACAATTCCTGGAATAGCAGTCCAAATGGTGGCTTGCCTACCATCAAGAACTAAACGCTGAGCTTCTTCAGCATCATTATATAGCTGTGCTCTATCGCTCATGGTCCGTACCCCGTTTGAACCTGATTAATTGGATTAGTAGAAATATCCATGTTGAGACAAATGAGGCTTGTATACCATTCGATCCCGCGAGTGTCTCCAGTGTGTTCGGCAACTAAAACATAATAAACTCCATCCGCTGTTAATGGCGCTGGAATATTTTCAGGACTTAGTGGAACGGATAAATTAATTTTATATTGAGCAATGGATTTATTATCAATTTTTACTCTGCTACCTATTTTTATAAGTGGATTTAAAAGACATTTTATATTCACACCCTCATTAGTTTGCTGAGGCGTTCCTATCATTCCTGTTTTGCTTGTGAGAACAACCATTTCACCTGGTAAAAAAGATTTTTTAGGAATGAATGTTATTTTTTCATCCTGAATGGACCATGCTTTATTAGTGCTTTGAGCTATGTTGCGTAAATAATTTTTAGCATTGCCCCACATGGATTTTCCGCGTGGCAATTGTTCTGTAGGCATCGTGCCAATATGACCCTGAGTAACTCCATCAGGAATCATAGAAGTAGCTGCTGCGTTTATCTGATCAATAGCTCTAGAGCCTTTTGCTAAAGTTGTATTAACAACAGAAAAATTATAAGCCCTATCCCCGTCCCCTGCTACGATATCAACAAAAGTATCCGTAGCGCTTTCTCTTCCTAAAATAATTTGCTTAATATTTCCCTGAAAAATAACTCCTAAATTTCCTGGATATCCAGCCTGTAAAATAACTCTGCCTCTATTTTTAATAAGACCCGTAGTGGTATCAATGACTCCAGAAGAAAAATCTTTAAAAATATTTAAAGCAGTTTTTTCTTCTACGTTATAAACCCTTATATCCGCAACATTAGGGGTCATCGTATCGGATCTTTTTACAGAGAATTTAATTCTAAGATTAGATAAATTAATCCCATTGAAATCGTTTCCAAAAACAATAAGAGTTAATTCTCGTAGATATTGATTTGAACTATCCATCGACTGTTAAATCCGTTTGAAAATAAACATTTGATTCAACACCAAGATTTAAAAGAGTGGGCGGCATAAGCTCATCGCCATCAGTGAATACAACAAGCTCACCATTAAACCCTAAATATTCTAATCCAGCCAAACAATCCGCACCAACGATAAGTGGAATATTACAGACAATAGGTTCATCTGTAATATCATCCACAAAATCTAAGACCCATCCAGCATCAACAGCATCATTCCATTTGCACGTCATTAAATACTGTTTACCAGCTAATGAAATGGCAAAACTTTGAGGTACGTTTTGAAGAGGTAAAATAAAAGTTGTCATCTAAATATTGAACCTATGCCTTCTTTAATAGTTTGAAGAACAGATTTTTTCCCAGCATTTTCAGTTTTGCCAGTTACCGCTGCAATTTTTTGAGCTATTCTAGCGACCTGTGTTGTAGATAATTTTACAATAATTATTTCTTGAAACGTCATATCTACTTTTAAACAATTTTCTGTAGCTTTATCTGTAGTCTGAGAAAGAGCGGACATAAGCATGTTGCGATAAATTCTTTTTGGAGTAATAACATCAAATGGAACTCTGCTGCTTTGAAGCTCTAGTAAATCTTTATATATTTTGGCCAATAGATTTAATGAACTGGAAACAGAATCAATTAAACTCTTAGGATCAACATTAGTAATCACATTACTTAATGAATTACTTTTAAAATAAGCAGTCATTGAAATTACAGTGGGCTCTTTATAAGCGTGATCTGTAATCGATGCGCCTTGTTGCACTGGCTGTCTAGTGATGGTTAACGTGTCATTAGTATTTTCAGTGAGAACAACATTTACATTAATAGAACCAATTTTTCTAACAGGTCTAAGCGGGACGATAGTAATGGGTTCTGCTAAAAAACTCATCTTACACTACCTCTCATATTTCTAACCATGTCAAAATTAACTCGGCTTTGTTCTCCAGCTACAGCCTTACCAACTGAATTTGCATCAGCACTACCATTGATGGTGATAGCCGTTTGCTGATTTACATTTTGATTGGTCTGACTGTTATTATTCTGTGATCCAAGAGGAATTGGTTTATTATTTGACCCTGGATTGTTTTGAATATTATCTGAAACATTTGCACCAGAAATAAATTCTAATACCTTACCACCAATGCTACCAAAAAAATTACCTATAGCATCCTTAACTAATTTCCATTTCAATATTAAAAATCCAAGAAGACCTATAAGAGCAGTGACTCCAGCTATGATTAAAAATATTGGATTAAGCATCATCACTGTATTCACTACACCTTGAATGATAGCCCAAGCTTTCATAGCTAAAACAACACCATAAATAGCAGCTGCTAATGCTCCAACAGCTGTTACAATCCCAACTACAGTCTTAGTGGTTTCACTTCCCCAATCTATAAAAGATTTTCCACCTTCTTGAAAAGTTTTGAAATCATCATAGAGAGCAAGAATCGCTACGCCTAAAGATAAAAGTAATCCAAGAGGCGTTGCTAAAAATGATAAATTTAAAAGCTTCCAAGCTGCAATAAGTCCTAAAATAATAGTCGACCAGTGATTGGTTGCCGTATCTAGCTTTACAAAAAAATCATAAACCCTAGATAAAATTTCCCATAATCTTCCACCTAGCTGTGTGGTGGCTTCAAATGCTTTAAAAACAAATTTAACAAAACTCTCTAATACGTTGAGAATTTTTGGCATGTTTTTATAAAGTTTTTCTCTAAAAACATCTGACTGTTTTGTTAGAATTCCAAAAAATCTAGATCCGACAGAATCGTATAAAGCCTTTAAAGCAAATTTTGTTTTTGCCAAAGACATATTAAATTTTACAGAAGACTGAATAACTTTGACGATATTAACGCCTGCATTTGAATAGGCTTTTAAAAGCTCTCTTCTTAAAATTAGAGCTTTGTTAATCGCTGGGGCAATGATTCTATATTCATAACCCATCTTCTCAAAATCTTGAGAAATTTCAGAAATTCCAAACCCTATAGCAGCGGCACTAGCTTGAATAGCAGCACCAAGAGCGGCAACTCTTAATGAAGCATTAGCTATTGATTTATTAAATTTAGATAAAGAAGCCTCATCAACTCCGAATCCTAAACCTACTAAATAACTTTTTATTACCTCTCCAGTGATAACCCACCCCTAAATTATTCTTCATTAGCTTTTCTATATCGTTGTTCATTCTCAAATCTAATGTCTAGAGCATCGTTCATCTTGGCGATATCTTCTAAGTCTAAAACTCCATTTTTCAAACTTTCATATTGGCATAATCTCTCTAAAACAGGTCTTAAAAGCCAATCCTCACCATCACTCATAGAGACCCAGTGAACAGGTCTTTTTGAAACTACTCCCGAACCACCTATGATTTGGCTGGGAGTCCGGCGAAAAAACCAGATAAATTAAACATGAAAGCTCTTCCTGCTATTTGTAACAAAATAGGGAGCTCCATATCATTCATCATGAGCATTGATTCATTAGCAACCTTTGCCCAGTTACCAGTCGCTTGCTGAACTTCTACTGAAGATAAAAGTCCGTATAAAACTTTATCTGCATCCACATCGGATAATTTAGAAAGACCATTCATTAATGGAGCTGCAATTTTTGCAAATTGATCTAATTTTTCAGACTCAGAAAGTTCAGCATTAGCAGATACGCCTTGAACATCTTTTAAAGCAGGCAAAAGATCCGCAAGAATAGGAGCAATTCTTCTTACGATATGAAATTGTTTAAAAGCATCAATCTTATTTAATTTAAAACGTCTTGATCCAATTTCAAAATCTCTTTCGCTCATAAAATTATCCAGCACCTAATACTGTGGTTGCTTTAATAGCATCAAAAATCCACTCATTAATTCCGCCTTCTTTAGCATAAGTAATGGTTGGCTTTTTATTAAAAGCTGCAGCTTGAACAGTGGTTAAATCGCCGCGACCGTTATCAACAATAGTAATAACATTTTGTCCCCATAAAGCAGAACTTGCGGATTGAAGTTCATAGAGTTGCATAAGAGCTGCATTCACAGGAGACGTTTTTAAAAGTCTCACTGTTACTTTACACGCATCGCTAGCGATTAACGAATGTTGACCTTGGCCATCAGCACCAATGGTCATCACGTTTTTATCTTCTACAGCTTCAATCGTGATGCCCTCTTCAGAGTTCGCGGCACCTGCACCTAAATTTAATCCAGCTGCACCGGGACCTGAAATTGTCGCACTGACGTTCAAAAATGAATATACCATATTAAAAATCTCCCTTTATTTTATCGGTTAACATCAACCAAAATATCAAGTTCTTGGATTGCTCCAGCTAGTTTCACAGCAACTTGAATTGGAGGCGCAACTCTTGTCTCTCTATCAGCTTGTGATTGAAGAGCCATTGGCTGAGCATAAATATAATATCCAGTTTTCAAATACTGGCCATTTTCAAGCTGACCAAATCCATCAGCGTTCCATACACCAGGAGCCACTAAACCGTTATTCACAGCTTCTTCGCATACGCCTGAAATGGAGTTAGTAAGTAAATTTACACCTGCATCAGTTTGAGGAACTTTTGTTTTTGATTGAT